TTAATCCCCATGTAGGTGATGTTTCCCTTCTCGATCGTCGGCGACGGGTAGCAAAGCGCGCGCCCGGACGGCAGCTGTATGCGTAGCCAGGCACCATCGCGGCGCAGCTTCAGCATGCCGCAGTACAGCGTTTTTTGCGGTGTGGCTATTGCGGAGCGGACGGTGCGCTCGAGCTCGTACCAGAAATCGCAGGTTGCCGGGTGGGCTCTGCGCCACAGGCGCTTGAGCGAGTCACATGCGATGAATACACGCTCTGACAGGCCGAAGGTCGACTTACGTTTAACCGATTCGTCGTACCAGCTTTTCGCCTCGCGGATGACATCGCGAGGGATGTTCGGCAGCGCGGCGTTCGCCAGCTCGTCAAGGTCGAGGCCGTAGACCAGAGCGAAGGTCAGGAACGCCGCAACGCCACCGCCAAAGCCGAGGCCCAGCTCCATCACCTTGCCGATCTGACGCTGGTATTTATCAACATCGTCCGGCGAGATATTGAAGGCGCGGGCGTAGGCCAGTTTATACAGATCCGGCCCGGTCCCCTCGTCGTACTCCCGGAACGCGTCCAGCTTCCACTGCTCGCCGGCAAGCCAGGCCAGTTTTCGCCCCTCGATATTCGACAGGTCGCTAACCACCAGCTTTTTGCCTGCGGGAGCCATGATGCAGCCGCGCAGCGCTGAGCTGGTTAGCTCCATGATGTTATCGAACAGCAGATCGGCGCATCCGGCTTTCAGCGCCTCGATGCCCTCGTCTATCTGGTCCTGCTCAAGTGAAGGGCGGGGCAGGTTCTGGGGCTGGAACAATCGCCCGGCCCAGCGCCCGGTTCGCGATGCGCCACAGAACTGCAGCGTGCCGCGCAGGCGACCGTCACTGCTCACGCCCTTCATCAGCGATTTGTACTTACTGGTGCTGGTGGTGCTGGCCTGCAGGCGGATAGCCAGCAACTCTTTCACCGCAGACGGCAGATCAGGGTCCGCCATACGGCGTTCCAGCGTACTGCGCTGCATGTCCGGCAGCTCCACACCGTACGATTCAACAATGTGCTTAATCAGCGCATCGCGCTGCGTAGCCGCCTGCACTTCGCCGTCGGTCATCACCTGCGTGCGTTTTGCCAGGCGTTTTTGTTCAAGGTCTACCGCCTCGATCGCCGCCTGCGCCAGCTGCACATCCATGCAGACGCCGCGGTCGTTGATCTGCTGGTCACGATGCCATAGCGCCAGCTCTGCGCCCTTATAATTCCACTTCGGCAAGCGCTTATGTACTTCGCGCATAGCCTCGATATCCAGTCCGGCGTAAGCAACAAAGCGCCGCCATTCTTCCGGGTGGGTTTTGCTGGTGGCCCGGCGCAGTTTGCTGTTCTTCGGACGTGGCTTACAGAACAGCTGGATAAGCGCTTTACCTTCTTTGTCCTTCGCCTTGTCCTGCGGGACGCCCAGAACCTCGCAGAGCGCACCCAGCGCGCCTGGGAGGCCGTGCGCCAGCGCCTGCACCATTGTGTCGCGCCAGCGTGTTACATCAGGGGCCAGCCGCGGTATTGCATGGCGCAGCACCGTGCGATCGAAGTGCGAATTGTGGAAATAAAGCAGGGTGTCGGGGTCGGCGATAGCCTTCTGAAGCCTGCCGGGGATAGGTTCGCCAGCAGTCAGATCCCAGACGCTAACCGGCTCGTCGCCGATGGCCCAGGCGAACAGCATCACCTCGACACCTTCCGCATAAGCGTGCGTGCCGTTCGTGATGGGTATCTCGCAGTAGGTTTCCAGGTCGCCCCATAGTATATTGCTCATATTTAATCCTAGGAGTTATGGAATGGAGTTCACAGTTTCCTTAAGCACGATTATTACTGCATGCCTCGGTTTTCTTGGTGTTTATGTATTAATGCCTTTTGCATTAATATTCAGAGACTTTTTATTAATTAAATTCATTGAGAAATTTATTCTTAATGAAAAGTTCTGGCTTGATGTCAGGGTGAGAGAAACAGACCGTGCGCATATGAATCACTATTACGCTAAAAGTATGGCTGTTGAGTTTTCCGCGAATGGCGGGGAATCAGTATGTAAATTAGATAATGAAGTCGTTACTCATCAGGAACTACAGCAGTATGAAAGTGGAAGGGATTTTCACCTAAATAGAATGAATGCTATCTGGAGCAAGATCCAGTTTAAAAATAATATCGCTATGAAGATGTTTAAATATTTTAAATTGGATGAGTACGAAGGTTATATAGCCAAGCGTGCGCAAGCGTATTACGACAATGCGATAAATATGATTAAACTCAAAGAGGGCGACGGGAAAACGTCCTCACCTGTTACAACTGATGATAAAAAGTAATATTTGTAGATTAATTCGCCCGGCGCGATGCCGGGCGTGGAAGAGTTAAACCAGATCGGAGGCGTCTGCGCCTTCGCTGATATCGTCGAAGTCGTCAGGGGCTGCAACACCGCCGCCAGCGAACGCGTCGCCGTCTCGCAGGAACTGGACGCCACCCAGCGATGCGTTAACGCGTTTGCCGAAGTTGTTGTCCTGCGCCCAGATGTCGATTACGGCATTGACGTAGCAACCGGCGTAAGGACGGCCATCAGCCTGGATAAGCGGGGAACGGTCGCGATCGATGACTGCCGGGCGCGCTTTGTTGGCAGCATTCAGGAAGAAGTTGCCCGGGAAGCCCTCGTATTCGGCTTTCTCGTCACCGTCATGCAGGCAGAGGTTGAGCTTTTTCTCCAGCTGGCTGTAAATGGTTTCCCACTTCTCACCCCATTTTTCCTTCGCTACCTGCTTCAGCGCTTTGCGGACTTCGTCCAGCTGCGGATGTTTCGGATCCATCAGGAAAACAGCAGAGAAGCGCGGGTCGCCTTCGCCGTTCACGGTTTTTGCTTCGAACAGAGCAGGGAAGGCCAGGCGGACGTTGTTCAGTTTAATTTTCATGGGTATTTCCTTAATCAGATGAGGTCAGCGGCGAGCGCGTCGTCGGACACGTCGTCGAAATCGTTAACAGGGTTGATATTGAGCGCCGGGCGCGGGTCGGATTCGGGGGCGACGGTAGGTTTACCGTCAGCGCGGGTGATCAGCGCTTCGACTTTCGTCCAGCGGCGAGGGCTGGCCTTTTTGATGAGCTTCTCGGCTTTGGTCGGGCTAATCAGCTTAAGGTCGAAAACCTCCTCAGTTTTATAGCGGAACTGGTCTTTCAGCAGCGCGCGGGCGGCTTCTTCATCACTCCAGGCGCGATTACCCTGTTTACCAGTAACCAGCTTAAAGCCCGGTACCGGATGCCCGGCGTTCAGCTCACTGTTCACCCGGTCGCGCACAGCCTTTAGCCACGATTCGATAGCATCGGCCTGGCTGTAGATCTCCGCCAGTTCCTTGATGGTCAGAAGCGGTACACGCGAGCTGGCATCAGCGATAATTTCACCGACCGGTTTCGTCAGGTCTTCGAAATCGCTGGCAGCAGTTTGCATGTGCTGCATTTTCTGAGCAGTGCAGACGGCTTTTGCTTTGCAGAACCGGCACTGTTTTTCGCCGGGGGTGAAGTTTTCCAGCGGCAGGGTTTCGACGCCTTCGCAGTCGGCGATGTTGAGCATCACGATCACACTGGCTGCCGCTTCCTGCGCCCGTTCTCCGAACGCCTGGAGCTCTTCCACCGTCAGAGCCCACTCTGAAACGTGGTTAAGCCGCGGCTGGTGGATGAACAGACGCACCGTCTCGAAGTCGTACAGCATGCTGAACTGCTCGAGCGCGCCCAGGGCATACAGCTGCAGCTGTTCGTTCTGCTCGGCATCGACGCGTACGCCCTTACCGTATTTCAGGTCGTGGATCTGCAGCTCGTTGCCCGTGATGATTACTCCGTCGGCGGTGCCGAATGACTCGTCTACGCCTACGATGTGGGAGAAGTCGACACGCTGCTCGACCAGCAGCTCATTGCCCTGCGACAGCGCCCAGACGGTGTCGACGTAACGGCCAACGGCTTCGACCATTTCCTCATCTACCTGCGGGCCAGAAGTATCATCCGGGTGCTCAGCAAGAGGATAGGAGCCGAGGAACATCGCGACGTTGCAACCTGCATAGTGCTCCGGGTGACTCTGGCGGTTGCGCAGCACCTTTTCGGCAAGCGCATGCGCTGCGGTACCTTCTTCTGCGAATGAGGAGCTTTTATCCGGTTGCGTGGCCTCCAGCGCCAGACTACCGGGGCAGCGCATCCACCGATGCGCTGAAGACGGGGAAAGTCGTGCATGAACGTCTGGCATATTTAACCCTCCAGCGCTTTTTCAGCCTGAGCGATCATATCTGCGAGGTTCTCGTCAGCGACTTCGCCGAGCTTTTTGGCTCCTTGTTTTTCCAGAATCGCCACAGCTTCGGCACGGTAACCACCTTTCGCCAGCTGGAGGATCATTCCTTCTGCCTGTTTACGCAGCGCCGCAAAATCTGTCTGCGCGCCAGCATTATCTCCGGCATCATCACCCGTTTCGGTACCGCCTTTTGCCGCGTTTTTACGCGCGAAATCTTCCTGCAGCTGGAGGTACTCAACGCGGGTGATCTCGATATGGCCCTTTTTAAGCAGTTCGTTCAGCTTGCGTAAGGTGTGAAGCTCGCTGGCGGCGGAGCCATCAACGTTCTTGCAGTAGAACGGCCCTGTGCGTTCTTCATCCTTACTGCTGGTTTTTGGCTTCACTTCATGGCGCCCGTCAGCTGGTGCGTCAAGTAAACGCTCGGCAAAGTCACGGCGTGCCGCGATGGTTGGTAAATCGTCCCAGAAGCGCAGGATGTTACGTGACAGGTCAAGTAACGCTGGCTTGTTCAGATGGCCGGCACGTTTAACGCCCTGCAATGCGCTGTCCAGAGCGTCGATCTGTACAACGCGCTTATCGCCTTCGGCGTCGCGGTAATCAACAACACGCTTGACCATCGCTTCGCTGAGTTCCTGAGGGGTCGGGTAGAAAGCAGCCAGAGCGATAATGTCGCTGAACTCCAGATCGTCCAGCGTAACCTTGCGGATAACGGTATTTTCCGCTTTGGTTTCCGGTACCGTTTCGCGGTATTCCTGAACCTGCGCCACGGTGTCCGCGCGGAGAGGTACGCCAGAGGCCAGCGCGGTGATAAGACGTTCCAGCAATTCGTTGTTACGGGTTACCAGCTGGTTATTAAGTTCCAGATTTGTTTCTAAGCTCATACTGCGGTCCTCGCTACAAGGAGAATGAAGGTAATAGCCAGGCCGAACGCAGTAGCGAGGGCCAGACCGGTGAAGATGTCGAAATGTTTGCGGCGATATTGGAGCACGTCGCGCCCCGTCAGCCGATGGAGGTGTTCAGGTTTCATCGGTAGTGCTCCTTTTCATGTCTGGGAGCGCACCCGGTGCCAGCGGGCGAGACATAGCACCGTTGTGGATGCACTCTCAGTCAGGAAAAAGGCCCGTCAAGGGAGACGGGCAAAGACTACACACAGCAATTACATGGATGATTCAGAGTGTGGGGCAGGCCGCTGATTCCGATTCGCAAGGTAATTACAGCGAGTTACGGCTAGATCGAGTTGGGCATAGGCGCTGTCGCACGTAGAGTGCGTCAATCCTCGTCGCATGACATGGAAACCTGCTGGGTGGTTCAAAACCCAGAAATCGCCATTTTCATGGAGTATGTCCGATTCCTTAATTCGCATAAGTTAGCCCTCAGTGGATTAGTAAAAGGCCCAAAGCCTTTGATTAATTCACTGCACGCCCCATCATCGGGGCGTTTCAACTTGCGTGACTTATCAGCTCGTCGCGGTGTGGTCCTCTACGCTTACCGTACGCATACGGACTCGGCGCTTACCTCGATCCCATCGGGTGCCATTTCGTTTTGCCAGGAGCACAGCGGCTTACCTGTCACGCGGTTCTGTTTGTTAAAGAGCACGTTAAGAATTGTGTATAGATATCTTAACCTTCTACGTATAGTTAAGACCTCTAAACCTTTAAAGTCAAGAGTTGGAGTTAAGAAAAATGTACTTTTTTGCAAGTTGGTAAAGAAAAGCCCGCTATTAAGCGGGCTGCAGAAGAGGGGGAGAGATGTTTTACAGGAGAACGGAGTACCAGAATACTTGGCCTATGATGTTTATCTTATTTGCCTCATGGTAAAAATAATCTTCATCTGCGTATTCATCCCGGTTAAATGAGCGAACTCTGATACCGTTTGGTAGGCGGTACAGTAGCTTTACACGTAACAATCCATCTTGGTCTATCGCATACATCTGACCATCTTTTATCCCAGTCTTTGATGTATCAACACCTACTACCGCCCCGTCAGGTAAAACCGGCTCCATGCTATTACCGTGGACGCTTACGCAAGCGGCGCAGCCTGCGTCCACACCGGCTTTACGTAGAGTGGATTTTGCAAATCGCAGTTTACATCCAGAGCGATCCAGTTCTACGTAGGTACCATCCCCTGCGGATAATTCAATCTCGTGGTAGAAAGGTATTTCCACTTCATCATCCTCTAATGGCGTGGTTGAGTCCCATGTTGAAAAAACACCCTCTACTCTAGCGTTTGATGTGATCTTTTTATCGTCAGAAGGTTTGCCAGTGAGTAGCCACTCTGGAGATGTACCCAAAGCATCAGCCAGGTTGACCAGGTTTTTACCATTAGGCGCTGTAGAGCCTGATTCCCACTGGGAAATAGTAGCTTTTGTGACCTTAATTCGTTTAGCGAGCGCGTCTTGAGTCATTTTTACATTGCGGCGTGCTTCGCGAATACGTTCGTTAATCATGGTGTTACCCCCCATATGGTTTAGTTAGCTTAACCTAGTTAGGGTATCGTTTTCTTGACTTATATGTTTAGTTTTCTTAACCTCAGTGAATCTATACATGCCCAGGAAAACGGATATGAAAAAGACCAGAGCCATTGAGCTAGCGGGCAGCAAAGCGAAACTCGCCCGATTATTGAAGGTTTCTAAAGGTGCAGTATCACAGTGGGGTGACGAAATCCCCGAACTGAGAGCTCTGCAGCTTGAAAAGTTATTGAGCGCTAATAAAAAAACTCAAGCCAGACAAAAGGCGTAGCCCATGCCAGAGAAAAAGATCTGGGGGGCAACGCCTGACGAATGGTTCCACTTCGATCTGGTGCTGGGACGTACTGACCAGCTGCTGCCGGTCGTGTGCAACCCGTGCGCTACCATATCCCCCAACAGTAAGCTGAAAAAAATAGGTAAGACGCCTAGCCTGTATAACCGTGACCGCCTGGTCACAGGTATTTCTGAGTGGTCGGCGTACGTTGTTACTGAGCATGACTTTGCCCGCTGGTCAAAAGAACCGGATTACGGTATCTGCGTGCGGACAGGCCACGGCTGGCTTGCGCTGGACTGCGACAGTACAGATGCAGATATTCAGGCTGATATCCGCAAAACGCTGGTGCAGCTGCTGGGCGAGCTGCCGCCGCGACGTTGGCGCGCCAACAGCAACAAATGCCTGTACCTGCTGGCCGTAGAGGGTGATTTCCGTAAGCGCATCCACCGTCTGGCGGGCGATATGGGGATTATCGAGCTGCTGGCGAACGGACAGCAGTTCGTTGCCTGCGGTACTCATGAAAGTGGTGCGCGTATTGAGTGGGACGGCGGTCTGCCGGACGAGCCCCCAGCCATAACTGCTGACCAGCTTGAAATGCTGTGGCAGCGCCTGGCTGAGCAGCTGCCTGTGTCGGTTACCACCGAAGCGGGCAGCACGAAGATGCGCGACCGCTCAACCTTCACGCCCGGCGCTACGGATGATACCGCCGAATACCTCGATGCCAATGGCTGGACGCTGCTGGACGGCGCGAACGGCGAGCGATATATCCGCTGCCCGTTTGAAGACGGCCACAGCACCGGCGGCGACCCGACCAGTACGGTTTACTTCCCGGGGGGTACCGCAGGGTTTGAGCAGGGCCATTTCAAGTGCCTGCACGCCAGCTGTGCGCACCGCGACGACGGCGATTTCCTTAACGCCATCGGGATCCGCAACGACGATTTCGAAGACCTGACCAGCACCGACGTTGCCGAGCCATTACCGCTGCCGGCGTTCGAGCGCGATAAGTGGGGCCGCATCGAGGCCACCATCAGCAACGCGGCAAAAGCCGTTGTGCGTCCTGATTTCGTGGACATCGATATCCGCTTTGACCAGTTCCGCGATGAAATCATGTTCGCCCAGGCGGGCTCCGGCCAGTGGCAGGCGTTCACCGATGCGGACTATGCGCGCCTGCGCATCACGATGGAAAAGCGCGGCTTTAAACCTGTAGGGCGCGAGCTGATTCGCGACGTGGTGCTGCTGGCCGCTGATGAACAGCCATTTGATTCGGCGACCACCTGGCTGAACGGGCTGGAGTGGGACGGCGTGCCGCGTATCGAAACTTTCTACCATACGCACTTCGGTACCGCCGACACGCCATACACCCGCGCGGTGTCCATGTACATGTGGACGGCGCTGGCGGGCAGGGTGCTGGAGCCCGGCGTTAAAGCCGATATGGTGCCGATCCTCGTCGGTCCTCAGGGCTGCGGCAAGTCCTCCGGCGTGGAAGCGCTTAGCCCCGACCCGGCGTTCTTCACCGAGATATCATTCGCAGAGAAAGACGACGACCTCGCACGCAAGATGCGCGGGCGCCTGGTGGCGGAGATTGGCGAGCTGCGCGGCCTCAATACCAAAGAGCTGGAATCCATCAAGGCATTCGTGACGCGCACGCATGAGCACTGGATCCCTAAATACCGGGAGTTCGCTACCCAGTTCCCGCGTCGCCTGGTGTTCGTCGGTACCACCAACGAGGACGAATTCCTCGCTGACAAGACCGGTAACCGCCGGTGGTTGCCTGTGGAGGTGTCGAAAGTCGACGTGAAAGCGATAAAAACCGACCTCCTTTTGCTGTGGGCTGAGGCCCGCGAGACGTTTAAGCGCCTCGGCGGCATCCAGTTCCGCGATGCTGAGCGGCTCGGTGCGAGTGTCCACGAGCAGTACACCATTAAAGATGCGTGGCTCGAGACGGTCGAGAAGTGGCTCGATACGCCTGACCTGATGACTAACGACATTCCGCGAAATTGCGAATTTTTACTAACTAGTGATGTGTTGAAAGAAGCGATTGGGCTCGATTCTCGCAACATTGGGAAACGTGAAGAAATGCGAATCGGTAATGTTTTGCAAAATTGCGGATATTTACGCGATAGGCGTTTCGTAAACGGTAAACAGATACGCGTTTGGGTGAAAACTAGTACCACCTAGACCACCTCGGCGTTTTAGGTGGTCTAGCAGCAAATGGCTGAAATTTAAGGCGAAAGCCAACCTAGACCACCTAGACCACCTTTTTACTAAGAACCCCATATATATATATAAGTCGATTTGGGGAAAGGTTAGAAAATAGTGGTCTAGGTGGTCACAGGTGGTCTAGCAATGAACATGTAATTTATTGCAGGTAGCGATATGCAAACACGATTTGATTCCGCCACGGCGATTAACGAGCGCCAGAAGCTAAATAAAATCGCTCTCTATGCTCGCGCGTGCGCGCGTTTTGCGAGGTGACCTATGCCAGTTGTCGCAACGTTCAAAACAGACTGGTTCCGGGTGATTAACGACATCACACGCAGCGGCATTCCCCTGCAGGAGATAGCCAGAGAGCTCGACGTGTCGAAGTCTGCTATCATCGGCTGGAAGCAGGGCGCGGCACCGAACCACCACACAGGCGAAGCGCTGATAGATTTCTGGTGCTACGTCACACAGCGCCCACGCTCAGAACTGCCAGCGCAGGTCACATCACGGCGTTTTGTTTACGCCTGGCGATCGAAGCGTCTGACACCATGAAAACATGCAAAAACAGGGCGTTCATCGGTTAAAAACGCTATGCAAAAACCGCCCTGTTTTATGCACGATTTATGCAGTCCATTTTCACCACTTCCAGCCAGTAAACCGCAACAAATAACCGCTTCACGCATTTAACGTAATGAGTCCACTTTTGCTGGTGCGCGTAACGGTCATTATGTTAAATAGGGCCGTTTTTTAACAAAAATTCATTTGGTCAGGATCCCGACCGCCGGCCCTGCGCACACTACAGGCTCCATGATTCACAGGAGCCACCGCAATGGC